CTGCCCTACCTCCAAAACGTGCTATATCGGGCCTACCTAATAGCTCACTTAAAACTTCAGCTTCCATTTCAGTAGGTTGATAGCCTTCAGGAAGATTCTGCATCATACCTAAAGCAGTTCGCATATCAAGAGCATTTTGCCTACTCTGATCTGCATCATACTGCTGCCTTCGAAGCGTATCTCCTCCATATTGTCTTGAATCGCCTGTCCCGTATATTTCCTCACGCGATAACGCACGACCTTTGCTAGCTATGCCTTCTCGAGAAGCTATATCAGATGCAGCCATACTTTCGCGTGACTTACGATCAGCAGCCGCTTCACGAGAGGCTAACGTACCTCCAGCCATACTCCTCATACCTGCGCCGCCATACAATTCTTCTTCTGCTAAGTCAAGTCTTTCTCGATCTAAAGAGCGATCTAATACACGCTGCTCTCTATCAAGTCCTGCTTCTCTAGCGGCTAAAGTACTTCCACCTTGTTCGTATTCATTAGCTGTTCCATATAATTCAGCAGCAGCTAAATCTAAACGTCTAGAGTCTTGGCCTAAACCTCGCGCTTGTAACCCTTCACCTGCTAATGCAGCCCTCTCTATTTCATCCAACCTACGGCTTTCTAAGCCGCGCGCTGCTCTACCTTCTCTAACAGCAGCTGTATCTTCTCGCATACCTCCAGGATAAAGCTCTGAATACCCTCGTAGTTCATCCCTAGCTAAATCGGTACGCCTAGTATCCTGCTCTAGTTGACCTTCGCCTAATTGTCTGCGAAGTGCTAAGTCTTGAGCAGCTTGCCTAGATGCTACTGTAGCTGTGCCTCCCATAGCTCGTTCATAATCACTAAGTTGACGCCCATACAACTCAGCTTCTTGCAGCCTAGACATATCAGCACCAGCGCGCTCAGCTTCTGTAAGTCTACGTTCTTCAAGACGTCTTGCGGCTGCTGTATCTCTAGCGGCTAACGTAGATCCTTGCTGTGCGCTAACATCGCCAGTGCCATATAATTCTTCACGGCTTAACAACCTCTGCTCTTGTGCCATACGTTCACGCGATGTAATATCAGCTTCTGCTAATTCCCCACGCTGAGCTAATTCTTCTCTCGATAACTCTCGCGCTAGGCTAGACTCGCCTCTAGTCAATCCTCTGTCTAAAGCAGCCTGCTCTGCAGCAAATGTCCTACCTTCACCTGCTTCTTGAGCAGCTAAAGTCTGTCGACCTCTTATAGAATTTCCACCTGCAACAGATGCAATTTCATCCCGTGAAGGTTTACGGCCTAGACGCTGCTGCAATGCCATTTCAATAGCAGCGCTACGACCTGCTCCCATTTCAATATCTGGATCAAGCTCTAAGCTATCAAGCGATATCTCGTCTGCTCCACCATATAACTCTTGTTCTGCAAGAGCCATACGCTGACGTTCCTGAGCAACTTGATCCCTACGAGTTTGCTCTGCAACACCAACTCTACGTCCTTCAAAACCTTCACGAACTAAAGCCGAGCGTTCTATCTCTTCCTGTTGGGCTAGAGCAATCTCACGTTGAGATGCTCCAGCTGTTTCCATTTCAGCAAGTCTGCGATTCTCAGCAGCTATATCAGCTTCCTGGCCTCTAGATGCTAAGGTTTTAGCTCCCATAGCACGTTCGTAATCTGTAGTAACTCCACCATATAACTCTTCTCTAGCTAAACTTCGCTGAAGTGCTGCTTGTGAAGTTTCTTGACCAAACTGAGCTTGTTGGAGATCTGCTCTAGACTGACGTTCTAACGCACTTTCAGATGCTGTTAGTCGTCGTTGCGCTCCAGCTTCACGTGCTGCTAAAGTCTGTACTCTACGTCCATCAATTTCTTCAAAACCCCGTAACTCAGCACGCGCTAAATCTCTGTTTAAATCTGCTTCACGTTCACGAGCTGTACGCTCTAACGCTGCTTCATCAAACTGATCTTGTTGTAGTTCACTCGTACCTGTAATACGTGCAGCCTGTAGATCCGCAGCTGCTTGACGGTCCAAACCAGCTTGGCCACGTCTTAAATTCCGCTCTGCCATACCCTCAGTCATACGTAAACCACGTTCCGCAGAAGCTTGAGTAGCTTCCTGCTGTAGGGCATCACGTGCTAAGGTATCTTCACCACCGATCGAGCCAAGAGCCTGTTGCGCAGCTAGGGTTTGTTCTTGATCTATCTGACCTAACAACTCACCTCGGCGAAGTTCAAGCTCCTGACCTTGTAACGTAGTCGTAGCTTCTGGACTTCCATACAACTGTTGAGCCGCTAGAGTTCTATCATCACCAAGTGCCCCCGTAAGCCCTGCACGTTGAAACGCTTCTTGTTGTAAACGCTGGCTACGAGCTTCAGTTTGCCTTGTTGTATCATCGCCTCCAAGATCAGTGCCAAATGTCTGAGCTAATCCTGTGCGATATGCTAAATCTTGACGCTGCTGATCTAAAGTCCTTTGCCCATCGTAGATCCCAGTTAACGCTCCACGTTGCATACCTTCTTGAGCTAGTGCAGCCCTTTCAGATTCACGTTGTTGATCACGTCTTAGAGCATCCTGAGACAAAAACTCCCTAGTACCTAAATCCCTAGAGAACTGTCCCATACGTTCAGCTTCAGTCTGCTGCCTACCTGCTAATCCAAACTGTTGATCCGTGCCGTATAAGCCAAGCCCTTGTTGTATAGCTTGTCCTACACCGGCTTCACGTTGAGCTTCAAACTGAGCATCTAAGGCTTGCTGACCTCTAAGTACACCAGACTCAAATTCCCCAAATTGCGAAGCCGTAGCTCCACCCCCACGTAATACACCGAGTCTATTCAAACGCTCAGATAGATCCTTACGAGATTTCTCTGCTTGATCCTGGTAACTTCCCATAGCAGCTTGGCGGCGTTTCTCATACGGATCTGCCGTTAGTCTGCTAGATATAGCACTCTGTAACTGTCCTCCAAAACTTCCTGTAGCCATTAGTGTACTCCTAGCTTACGTACAGTTTCTGGTCCGATGGGTTTATACATTAACATCGAGCGGCGTACTGTAATAGGTTGATCTAGTGTGCTATTTTCATATCTTATCTGACTCACAGGACTATACCCATGTA